AAGATACACGATGTTGTTCCTGAAGAGATAGAACTACCCGCTGGAACGAAATCCCCTTCGTCAATAAAACCAGTTTCATCTCCTGCTCTTATATATGCTCATGCTAGTTCACAGGCAGGCAGACCAACACAACGTCGTGGTGTATTCGATGCCCCTGAATATGACCTATATGAAATTGGCCGCATTGAGGATGTGGACGGATATGTTCGTCAAGCTTTCAAGAAAAAGACAGGGTTGTTCCTTAAAGAAGGCTATGACTATGTCAGCAAGAACAAAAAAGCTGCCAAGTACATACGGACAAGATTCGCGCAGATTTCTCGTGCTACTGGAATACCGCACAATGAGCTAATACGTAGACTCGTATATTCTTTTGTCTCCAAATCAAATGCTTTCCTAATCAAAGTTAGAAACGAGAAAGCTTCTGGTGGTAAGGTAAGGATTGATGCTTCAGGAAAGAAGCTTCTGCCCATAGCAGGTTATTTCCCTATTGCCGCCGAAACTATGACTATCGAAACAGATAGCACAGGGAAACCTCGAGCATGGAAGCAGCAGTTACCCACAGGTGGATATCAAGAATTCAGACCAGAAGATGTAGTCCACTTTACTTTCCATAAGAAAGAAGGATTCAACTTTGGCACTCCGATTATTACACCAGTAATCGATGATATACGTGCACTTCGTAAGATAGAAGAAAATATAGAATTACTAGTTCATAAGCATCTATTCCCATTGTTCCAATACAAAGTAGGAACAGAGGCGAATCCTGCAGGCTTTACCGAAGATGGTCGCCGTGAGATAGACGTTGCGCGGCAGGAGATAGAGTTGATGCCTTCTGAAGGCGGCATCGTAACCCCAGAGCGTCATGAAATAGTTGCGATTGGGTCAGAGGGTAGGGCTCTACGAGCTGAATCATATCTAGATCATTTCAAGAAGCGCGTATTCGCAGGTCTTGGTATGTCATCTGTCGATTATGGCGAAGCAGAAACAAGCAATAAGAGTACTGCTGATAATCTCTCCAGAAGTCTGACTGACGATGTCAAAGATTTCCAGGATTCTTTTGAGGCTCAATTCAATGCCTATATAATCAACGAACTTCTACTTGAATCTTCATTTGAAGAAGACATGCTTCTCGAGGAAAATATTGTTGAAATATATTTCCGTGAAATAGATCTCGACAAGCAGATTAAAGTTCAGAACCATTATGCCGATCTATTCTCCAAGCACGGTGTCACATGGGACGAATATCGTGCAGAGCTTGGACGAGACAAGATTCCAGTACCAGAAGACGGAGAAGATCAGGATCCGACTCAAACTCCGGAATGGCACAACACTTTCTGGAAACTCTTCCATGAACCAGAACAGCTTATACGCGCAGTAGATGAACCATTCTCTGTAGCAGCGAAAGCTGCAGCAGAAGCCAGATCAACTTCTGTTACAGCTAAAAGTGTAGAAGAAACTGGCGATGAAAAGCTTGAAGCCGAGAAAGAACTCGCTACCGCGAAAGAAAAAGCAAAGCCAAAGCCAGTAAAGGTAAAAGATAACTTTCTTGAGAATTACTTTGAAGCGATGAGAGAACAGAGTATCAAAGAGTACAATACTGATATTGGTCCAAAGTTTAATATGTCTAGTCTTTTGTTAATTAGCGATCAGATGCATACGAGATTGAAGACAGAAATGTTTGGCGCTTTTATATCTGGACTTACAAGTAAACTATCTTCTCAGAAGAGTTCAGTTGTTTCATGGATGAGGACGCAGATACATGATCGCAGCAATCTTATAATCTCTAAGTTTGTTCGTGATATAAAGTCGCTGATTGACTATAGATTGAATAAAAGTCCAGATAAGTCAGTCGAAGAAGTAGTGAATTCAGTGTTTGATTCACTAAAGTTTAGAACTGACCTAATAGTTAGAAATGAAGTTCAAAAAGCATCCAATATGGGAAAGATAATGCGCGCCAATATCCTTGGTGCAACAAAAGGTAGGTACACTATCTCTGAATCAACATGTGAACATTGTAAGGAACTTACTAATTCAAATGTAGAATTATCAGAGTATAATATAAACACTGTACCTCCACACCATCCAAACTGTACTTGTGGTTTACAAATTACGGAGGTAGCGGGAACCTAATGAGCAAAGTATATAAATTTTATGACACTGTTGAATTCAAGCCGGTGTCGGTAGAGTCTGGTCATCAGATCAAGGACTTCACTACGCCTGGAATGCTATTGCCTGGAAACAATCCTCCAGCAACTGCAGCCTCACCTCAGGTTCCACTGATAATCAAAATTGCCGCAAGTCACGCTGGTATCATAACCAGAAACAATGGTTTCTATCTACCGGATAGAATGAAGAAGGGTGTAGCTAGCTTTACTGCCCAATACAACAAGCCAGTCCAGTTACATCACAATTCAGACGCAGATCCTGTAGGCCGCATCATCCGTGCAGAGTATGTCGATACAAGCACAAAGGCCCAGGAACTAATAAACAACTCTCTGCGCCGAGATTCTGTAATAAGAAACAAAAATAGAGAATCATATATCAATGATTTCGTTGATGGTAAGTTGTCATATATAGATTCAGTAAATTTCGTTTGTGACTACCTAAACCGCAGAGATACTTCTGTGCTAGAAGATCCGAACTACGATGGTCTCGGATATGCACTTATAACAGCTCAGATTTCAGATCCAGAAGCTATCCAAAAAGTTATGGATGGCAGATACCTGACTGGTTCGGTCGGCGTATCAACAAACCGCGCCGTATGTTCCATCTGTAAACAAGACTGGACAGGTGAAGATGGTCCATGCGATCACAGACCTGGCCGTATGTACGATGGCGTAAAAGCTTTCATCATTACTGGAGATTTGACCTACGATGAGTATTCGTTCGTAAATACTCCAGCAGATAGACATTCTAAAGTGTTGAGTATTGGCCAAGACTCTGTTGGCGAATTAGTAGACACTAACCTTAATTCAGATAAAATTAGCGATACCGCTAACTTAGACAATCTTGCCCCAAAGATAAAAGATTCCCAGGAGGAGCACAAGGAAATGGCAGATAAAAAAGAAGATACAACTGATACCAAGCAGGTAATCAGTGATAAGTTTACGATATTGAATGCCGAAGAAAAAGCCAGTGTTATTCAGGCTTTGGATAAAACCAAGGTTTACGACTCTGTTGAAGACGGAGAAGTTGCTGAGGAACTATTGCTAGATAAGGCTTCAATAGTAAAAGCCTTCGCTTTAACTGACAAAACCGAACTTCTTGCGGCCCTCACTGCAATACGCCCAATGCTCGATAGCTCGAGTATTGAAAGTGCTCTAGCAACTGAACCTAAGTCTGGAGATGAACTCTATGATGCACTTAACGCTGCAGAATGGAATGATTATTCAGAACTGGAAGACGAGGAAATTGCCGCCTGGCTAGCTGAACACCCAGAGTTCCAGATTGCGCACATGTCACTGCCGCTCGACGTTTGATCGGCCGTGCCAAAGCTTCTGCTGCAACTAAGGCCAAGATTCTTGCTTGTGTCTCGCGCAAGGCAAACGCCCTTTCATGCAATAAGAAAACCGAGGATTCGGCTGTAAAAGACAATGCAGCTACAACTGAAGTGACCACACAAACAGTTGAGACACCGGCAGTAGACCCAACTCTAGAACTCAAGAAAGAACTAGAAGAAGCAAAAGCTGAGCTAGTAGCAACTAAAGATTCCCTTGCGAGGGTTGAATCTGAACTTTCAGAAACCAAAGATAATGTTGCTAAACTGACCAAAGATCTAGACGATACAAAGGTCGAGTTAAAGCTATCGCACGATGACCTACTCCAGATGTCAGACAGACTGGTAACTGCTCAAGAAGAACTATCAACTTTGATGGCAGACAAGGTCATGACACTAAAAACTCTAGCTGGAGAAAATCCAGATGAGACTTTCAAAGATTCTTTGACCAAAGAAACTAGTGAATCACTGAAAGATCATATCATTTCACTGTCTTCGAAGGTTGACATGAAAAAGATCGCTGATAGTATAAATAGTGGTTTAGCAAGAAATCCGGCTGGTACTGTTTCAGACCCTACCGGAACTTCTTCAAACACACAAGAAAAAAAGATGTTAGATAAGGCCTCTCTCAACGCGATTGAATCTGAATATATGCGCATCCTAATGGGTGGCAATTCACCATATGGCCGTGGTCGTCTCGCAGCCGATAACTTTAGACAAGATTTAATCAATAAAGGAATTCTACCTACCACATAGGGGACAACCTCTCTGTGAACTTAACTCTCTAGGAGGAACTTAGAAAAAATGGCATTCAATCAACACCAGGCAAATCATAAGGTTTGGGATCATGTCGGTAATATGTCCCCCAATGTCGAACACTCAGAAGGTGAACGACCAGCTATTGAATTTCAACCCGCCGCGTGGCTCCCTGTTCAGATGCTCGACAAGCACTATGAGAACTGGGAAGTAATTAAGCCAGGCAAAATTGTCGCTCTCGACAACGATGGCAAAGTAGTCCCTGCACAATACGGTCTAGCAGGTGCTACTATCACCTATACTTCAACTGATGTTGATGCGGGTGTAGTTGACGTTCGTACCGGCGAAACTCTGTTACTAGCTGCAATCGGTACTTTTACCGTAGCATCAGTAACCGCATTCATGGGTCGTACCGGTCTCGCGATGGCTGTTTCACAGCCTATCGGCGTTACCCCCTACGCTGTCCTTCAGTGGGCAGGTGGCGACGGTGTAAACCCGATGAACTTCCGTCAACACAACTATAACATGCAGCACCAGATCGCTGTTCTATGTGACTACGTCCTAGAACTTCCTCTAATTCCTGCAGGCGCTTCCTCACAGGCTCTAGTCTTCGCCGCTCCAGTATCAAATGTTGCTGCTGCTGCCGCTGTCGCTAACCTTCCGGTCGCCAAGAATACCACTCGTACCCCGATAACCTTCACTGGTGGTTCGGCTGCAACACTCTTCGTAACTGAAGTTGCTGATGCATCGCTCGTAACCTCTGCCGGTGACTGGCACATCGACCTACGAACTGGCGTCGTATCAGTTTATTCAACTGGTGCAGTTGCTGGTATCTCAATCTCATACTTTCACTACGCTGCAGCCCCGTCGACTGTTAGCAAGTTCGCTTGCGCAGTAGGCAACCTAAAACCAGGTGACTTCGTCAAATGTGATGCAAACTCAAACTTTGCAGTAGCACTCGTGTCAGATGGTTGGGCAGTAATGGGTCAAGTACTCGACGTTGATAGCGCATTCCCCAAGGATGCACTAGACAAGGTTCGTACCGCCTATCTACCCGCTATAGGAACCAACGCAGCCGGCGCTAAGCCAGGCACGCTCGGTCAGCTTGACCAAATGCCCGGTTCGGCAACAGAAGGCTATCCTGCCAATATTCACTACGCAGGCGGCGCAGATACTGTTGTCCGTATCAATCTGATCTCACGCTAAGGAGGACACTAGGAATGTCAAATATTCAACTCAACGATGTCGCTGATTTCGAGTGGCTCTGGAAAACGGGCAAAACTCGCGGCGGCGAGGAAATGAGTCTCTCTGATGCATTAAGCGTACCCAATGCACCAATGCTCTTTCCCAAAGTAATCAGCAACATAGTCAAGGAAGCACAGGAACCCCTATTAGTCGGTACTTCTCTTCTACAGAGAATCAACTACTCATATGGTCAGACTATCTCGTTTCCTGCAGTTGGTGCCCTCGTAGCATCGAAAATTGCTGAAGGTCAGGAATATCCTGAACGGTCTCTCGAAATGGGCGGCTCAACCGTAACTGCCAGCATTGGCAAGCACGGTCTCGCGGTCAAAGTAACTGAAGAAATGATCAGATACTCCCAGTTCGACGTAATCGGTATGCACCTACGTGCTGCTGGTCGCGCTCTAGCCCGCCACAAGGAAGTTCAGATCTTCAATATGATTCGCGCATCAGGCGTTACCGTCTTCGATAACGTCAATCCTGCCGACTCAATGAAAGGCGTACTAACCGGCCGTGACCTAGATGGTTCAGGCAACGGTTCAGTTACCATGGATGACGTATTTGATGCTTATGCTCAGGTACTAACCCAGGGTTTCATGCCGAACACTCTACTAATGCACCCACTAACCTGGACCATGTTTATCAAGGATCCGGTTCTTCGTGCATTCGCACTAGCCAACGGCGGCGGTACATTCTTCGCCTCTTGGACTGGTTCACCGAATCAACAGGCTCCCTGGGCTAACAGCTCTATGGGCGGTCTTGGTGTCGGCGTCGGTCAGAACATCGTCAACGGACCTTCAGGTGCGTCTGGTGGTGCCACTCCTGGTGGTACTGCTGCTACTGCAACCTCGGGCTATCCGCAGACCATGAACTCTGCTCCTGTACTACCGAGCTACCTAAATATGCCTATGAGAATCATAGTTTCTCCGTTCGTCCCCTACGACGCTCGGAAGCGGCTAACTGATATCTACATGTTCGATTCAAACGAACTAGGCGCTCTCATCGTCGATGAAGAAGTCACAACTGAAGAGTTCGATGACCCACGCGTCGATATGAAGAAGATCAAGCTAAGGGAACGCTATGGCCTTGCAATCCTCAACGAGGGTCAAGGTATCGCGGTTATGCGCAACGTACACGTTGTACCGAACCAGATCGTACTACCTGCACAGACCACCATGGATGTGTCTGGTACTATAGCTCCTATCGATCCACTAGCTAGCGTACTCTAATCGTTAGCAGTTGAACCCGAAAAGAAATGGGCCCCGTTATTTGTAACGGGGCCTTTTCTTTATGCTAAAATAGTGTAATGAAAATTCAGCTAGGCAAGACGTTTATGTGGTTCCTGCCAGGTGGAAAATATCACCTGTCAGACAATAATCCTGGCCCGATAGAAGTAGACTATGATAGTCTATCTCCACAAGAGAAGACTATAGTTGTACAGAGTATAAAGTCTGGAAAGATAGTAGGTGAACTTCCAGAACCCAAAGCTACTGTTGCGCCAGTTCAAGCACCCCATATTTCTACTTTAAATATGGACCTCTCTGATGTAAGTCCTATCATAGTGACCTCAGCAGAACAGCGCGAGAAACTCCCCAGGGAAGCTGAACGGCAAGCAAATGCGATGCTTGCAAAGACACTGGGCACTATCAAGAAAGAAATCGCTGGTGAGAATAACATAAGAATCCTGAGATTTGCCCTCGAAGAAGAGAAGGCTAATCGCAATAGAAAAACTATAGTTTCCGCATTGCAATCAAAAATAGATTATTTGTCTTCACAAGTTATTACAAAGATAGAGAATGCAAAGCCTGGTCCCGAACTGAAAGCTCATAGTAAAGAAGAAGTTTTGGCTAATTCTTTTTCAATCGAGGAATCAGAGGTAGAAGAAATAACTGTAAGACTGGAGTAGTGATACCACTTGCCTATTCTCAATGATTTAGAGAGTAGTGACGTAAGCATATTAGCCAGTGGTATATCTACTGCGGCGCGCCAAGATCAACAAACAGTATTATTATCTGGGATTGACAATAGTCTCAATAATATTGAGTTTGTAACAACAATAGTTGATCACGGCCCAACTACTAATGCTCAGCGAGTAGCTGCCGAACTGGGTGTAAATGGTTCCGCTGTAACAGCGAGTAATCCAGTACCAATCACTGGTACAGTCTCAGGTATCAATATAGATACTCGAGATCTGAACTATCAGACAGATTCAGTAACAGTAGTCCAAAGCGGCGTTTTTTCTGTACTGGATACCCCAGTTGGTACTGCAACTGTAACAGATATACCAGCTAGTCCAACAACAGTGATACTTGCTCCTGCTAATTCAAGCAGAATATCAATCACAATTTTCAATGATTCAAACAAAGCTTTAACTATAAAGTTAGGTTCTGGAGCTTCAGCTACAGATAGAACTACTCAACTTCCCCCAAAATCAGAGTATAATATGTTAGTCAGATATACTGGAATAATAACAGGATTTTGGGCAGCGAGTGCTTCTGGAAGCGCTGCAGTCACAGAGTTTCTAATATAAACGGAGGATAATATTCATGGCTCAAAATGGTTCTACATCAGTTTTACGAGATAGTAATTATGTAGATATTGCAGTCCAAGATGGCGCAGCGCTAGTCTCTGGACAATCATATCTACCTCTTGCGGTTCAGGATGGTGCAAATTCCCAGGCAGTAAAAGGTGACTCTCAAGGTAGACTTGAAATCACTGGCGCTGGTACTGCGGGTGCTCCTGCAGGTGGGGTTGTAAGCGTACAGGGTGTCGTTGGCGGTGAAGCAATCGAGGTAACTACCGAAAAGGCAACAACTGGTGGTTTCTCTCGCCCTGCTCAGTCAGCAACAAATACCACTATTCTAGCTGCTAATGCAGCCAGACTTGGTGCAGTAATCGTAAATGAAACCAATAAGGTCTTGTATCTTAAACTTGGTGCAACTGCTTCACTGACATCTTATACTTATAAGATGGCTCCCGAAGATCGAGTTGAAGTACCGTTTGGATACACTGGTATCATAGATGGTATCTGGTCAGCTGCTGGTTCTGGTTTCGCACAAGTAACAGAACTAACATAATAATATGAGTCAGAGTTCGGCTGGCGGACGCCTCATAGATGAGAATGGTAAGCCTGTAGAGACACAGGATGCCATAGCCTTAGCCGCCGATCAATCGGGTCTCGTTCTCGCTGGAAAAGATCCAGATGGCTTTGCCAGACTGGTCAGAACTGGCGAGGACGGGACCCTTCTCACACAGATATCGGGTAATTCCAGAACAGGTTTCATTCCAGATCCCTCAAGCCATGATGCCGGGGAGAAATCTAATTTTTCGTTGGATTCTTCTGGTCAGTTAAATTCCAGATCGCAGGTACTCACAGATGAAGGTAGTTTTCGAGATGACTTTTCTGGTTCGAGTCTTTTTACAAACCTGACTGGTACTGTAACTTTTACCAATGGTGCAACTGCTGTCACTGGCTCTGGAACAATGTTTCTTGATGAACTAACAGCGATTCAGCATATTAAGCTCACATCTCATAGTGATAGTGTTATTGCTCGCATTTCTAAAGTAATATCAGATACAAGTCTCGAACTTACAGAACCATATCAGGGTGCTTCTGGATCTGGTACTGCTCATAAAACCAATTGGATGAAAGATACAAGTGATGGAAATCTGACCGTATCTTCTTCAAAAACGCAAATAGTTTCTGGAACCGCAAATGGTCATGTAGTCGTACTTTCTCGTGAAGGAGATTATCTCCCATTTATTTTGACAGCCACTTTGAATATATCACAACGTGTGGCTAATCAGGAAATAGTAATTGGTTTTCTTGATGATCCGTATACTCCCGAACAACAGGCAGCAATTGTTTTCAAAGGGACAGACACGACAAAAGTATATGTAAGGACTTCTTTTACATCCGATTCCTCTGATATAGAAGAAAAGGTATTTACTCTACCAGATGGCGATACTACTAATAGCCAACACATATATCAACTTGACGTAACACCAACTACAGTTTCTATTTCTGTAAACGATCATATTCTGGGTGCAAATACAATTCACTTGCCAGCACCCTATCAGACTATGTATGTTGTAGCAAAAATAGTAAATACCGGAACGACAACAGCCACTACACTACATTTAGATACGCTGCACTTCAATAACGTAGATCAGGTCCAGCTTACGAATGCATTTAATGGAAATCCTTCTCCAGTACAAATAGTAGAGAGTGGCACTTCGGTCGTAGAGTCTGGTATAGTTTTCGGAGTATCACCTTCAACAAGTGCTGGAGTCAGAGCATCATGTAGGGCAACCACATATACTGAACAAAGTTCAAATGCCCAAAGATCTGTCAAATCTTCAAGTACGAATGATACTTCTGCCGGAACGGGTGCAAGAGAAATAAGGATTACTTATTTTGATAGTTCTGGTAATGGGCCATACACTACCAATGTAGTACTCAATGGAACTACTGCAGTAGATACTGGTGCAACTGACATTTGTTTTATAGAAAAGATGGAAGTTGTATCTGTAGGTTCTGGTGGATTCAATGCTGGAACGATAAGCTTGTACACAACTACTGCAGGTGGTGGTTCTGTTATAGGAAGTATTGGCGTGGGAAATGCGGTAACTGGGACCGGAGATAACAAGACTTTGTGGGCACATCATTATGTCCCGAATGGCAAAGCTGCAGAACTTTCAACAGTTGTTTTCGGTGCGACAGCAAATGCCGGTGGTGCGGCTGGTAACTTCTACCTGATGGCAAAAACAATAGGCTCAAACGAACCAGAACATTTAGTAACAGAACTGGATAATGTTGTCCAGGGTAATTCTTTTCAGAGATCACTGTCGTCACCAGTGCGAATAATCGGTCCTTCTCGTATCACTGCATACGGAGTTCCTACAAATAACAATACATATCTCTATGGCGCGTTTGATTATTCAGAAGGCTAATTATGACCAATCTAAATATATCATGGTCTACGTTCAAAACAGTTATTGCTAGTACGTCGGTATATTATGTAGATCGAACAGATCGTGCAGATGTATATGCGGCTTCAAAAGATATTCTCTTTTGTACGACAGTTACCGGCGATGACCTTGCTGACTTTGAGGCTAACTATAAATTAAATGCAACAGCTTGTTCCTCTTCTGATGACGCAGCAGCGATGGCACTCGTTGGCGCAAATGCTGTAAAAATACCACCTGTCACTGATGATGGTAGAATAGTTTCGGTTACCAATAGTTATCCAGATGGAACTGTATTGCAAATTTCTGGATGTGGTGATGATAGAGAAGAAGGGCGTGGGCAAGGTCAGGCATTATATTTCTATAATAAAGATCCTGGCGACTATACTTTAGAGTGGGGCTACAATGACTCGGTTTGGCTTACGGGTGGTGGTGCCTTTATACATGGATCTGAAGATGCCAGAGACTACTTCTCGTTGGAAGCATATTGCCCGGCCACTCCAGTTGTTGTAAGTTCTGGAGGAACTGGGAATTGTAATATTGTCTCTGGGATTATAATCCCTGCTGCAGGCAATGGGGCGTACGAAGTTGATCTGGGTGAAGCAAATCCAGTTCCAGCACCTGGTGGAGCAGGTTATTGGGATTGGAATCACTCTATCATTGGCTTAGGTACAGTTACAGCATCTCAACCAGGAGAGGGGAATTCACTACTAATCGCGGCCGACCTACTGCTAAATGTATTTGCATCTGAAGTACATTTTGTGGGAAGTACCGCAGTTCCTTTCATAGTGCCTGATATCGTTGCTTCGCATGTTTGGCCATTTTGGAAAATGCGCCTCAAGTTGCATGTCGTGTCTTCAGGCGTAGATTTTGCATGTCATGTTATTCTGGCGCGATATGACACTACTCCATAGGAACATATGATAAGAATAGTATTCACTAAATCAAATGATTGGGTTAGCAAAGCTATAAGATTTTTTACTAGATCAAAGACGTCCCATGTCGGCCTATGGATCGATGATGAGCAAGTTCTTTCAGCAGAGGCAGACGGAATAAAGCAGCAATCGCTTCAGGATTTTATGAAAGGCAGAGAATTCGTAGGCATATTTGAGGTAAAGCCAGAATATGAATACATGTTCGACATTGAAAAAGCGAAGAAGAAAATTGGCTGGAGATATGACTTTGTAGGGTTACTTGGATTCATGTATGTCGAACTTTGGGAAAGGTTAAATCGTAGAGTTCGGAATCCATTAGCGAGTAAGAATATGGCGATTTGCAGCGAGTTCGTGCTCGCAACTGCTAGTGGCCTTGTTCCAGAATTTGCCAATATGTCTCCAGAAACTACAGATCCAGGAGATCTCTTTGAAAGTCTAGAAAAGGGTGGACCTACTTTTAAGGCTATTTCAATATATAATAGCAAATAGCACTATCTTTGTGCTCGCAGGATAATAAATGGCGCAAATTACCGATATCATTGACCTAATCCATCCAGCATCCAATGCCGTTGCAGTAATCTTATCAGATCAAATCTGGGTTTTATTTGATCGTGAAATAGATGAGAATAGCGTTAATGAAGGTAACTTCTTTGTAGAAGGACCCGATACAGATAGTGTTATCGGTGCGAATTATGAGATCAATCTTCCAAACGTCACCAACTCGTCAGATCCTTTGGCATCTCCAGGTTATAGAGGAGTGGTCCAAGGAACTTTTACTTTCGAGAAGATCAAAGTTGGAGAGATAAGCGCATACTCTGGTTTTGATACCTCAGGGACTGGTACTGTTTGGCGAACTAAAGTAATTTTTACCCCCCATAATAGACTACAGAAAAATACACAATATACAGTCTATATTTCTGGTGATGAGGACAGTGCCGATCAGCTTTCAACAGGCATTCGCGCAAGATCTGTTTTTGATACGATCAATGGCCTTAATGCTGGTACAGGTGAAGCTACTTTTCTTGGTACCTACACAGGCGCTGCAGCCACTGATACTTTTCATGTAAAAATTGTTTCTGCTGGAGAAGCTGAAGATGCTTCTTTCGTTTGGTGGAAAGGTACTAATCCATTACTTATACACGGCCCGATAAGTACAGATGAATATGAATCTGTATATCTAGATAACGATGTATATATAAGATTCAAGGATGGAAATTTTGCCGTTGATGATACTTTTACTGTCGTTGTAAAAACGCCGGAAATATTTACTGGTAATTCATACTGGTCATTTACAACTGGTTCTGGATCAATCCAAGAAATACCGACAAGTACTTCTACTACTGTTACTGGATTACCTACGGGGACTTCTAGTTCCACTACTTCAACAAGTGAACTATCTGTATTATCTACATTTCCTATAGATGAATCAACTAATATAGCTATTACAGTTTCAGGCCTAACTATCACGTTCAGTGAACCACTACTTTCTCTACCAGCAATCACTATCGAAACAGAACCAAATATAGGTTTTGATGATTCAGAAACTGTAGATATAGTAACCAGCGGATTGCTTGTACATACAGATACACTTGCATCTAATATTGTTTCTATTGCGCTAGCGCCAAATCAGATACAGCAGAATAACCTGATAATAGTGACAGTAGATAAAGATACGGCCACTGGAAGCGTTTCAGGTGATCAGCTATCAGAAGACTTCACTTTCTGGTTCACTAGTAAATACTACCCACTCTATTCGTCTGTGAGAAAAGTTAGGCTTGAAGTTGGTTCATTGATAATGTCTGTTAAGGATGACACTATTAATAGAGCCATATATGAAGCAAGCCTTCTAGCAGATCAGTTAACCTGGGGTGTAGTACAAAATACTGAGCTATATAAATTTGCCAGACGTGAATGGGTAACGTGCAAAGCCGCCCAGATATTACTTCTCAACAGTATTTCATCCAATGGTTTGCGCTCAAAGAAGCTAGATAACCTAGAAGTAGAATATGATACCGATCTAGGTAAAGATTTACTGGATAAGATAAATAATTGCCTAGCTAAATGGGAAAAAGAATTGGCTTCCGGTGGGGCTGCTGTTCAGACTCCTGCATATTTTGTAAAGGGAGCCTGTGACCCTGATTCTCCAAACGTTGGTAGAATGTGGGAAAAAGGTCCTAACTCATATCCAGTACCAGGTTCGAATACGAGATATCGCCCTGCAGGCTCGAGGCGATATATTGGTGGCTGGAAGAATCCATGGAGTAAAGGCTAGTGTCTAATCCAGATAATGTCTATGGAACTATTTTCCCGACAGAACCAGATATGCGCAAAGAAATGCGCAATACTATCCATGGTTCATATCCGGAAATAGCTAAGGGAACCTATGGCCTTCATCGAAAGATGAGAAAAGACTCACAGGGCCAACTCGAAAAATGCCCATGCGTAGATCCTGTTACCAAAGAACCAGATAAAGATAATTTTTGCCCAATTTGCTATGGCGAAGGATACCTATGGGATGAAAACTTTATTCGTTTCTACTGGGTAAGATTTGTAGGTGATTCAATAGTTCCTATTGATAAACAAACAAAACCAGGAACTATGGATGTCCCATCCAATACTTTCTACCTTGAATATAACTCAACTATCGAAACCCAGGATAAATTAATAGAAATCGATCTCGACTCAGAAGGAAAGATTGTGCAACCAATCAAAAGAATAAACATTTGGCGGCCTGAAGAAATAATCAGATTCAGAGCAGACACTGGTAAACTAGAGTTTATAAAAGTGATTACACTTAAAGAATATGCGCGCTGGCTCAACGCCCCAGGAGTTATCTAATGCCAATCACAAGTCTACTGCGAACAGATATTCTTCCTGATGAGTTGACTAAAGAACAACAGAGACTACTCACTAGTACCCAGTTCCAAAGTATATGTAATGCTGGCACTAGTCTAGAAAGGTCCAGAACACCAGGTCCTGCCAAAAATCTAACAGAGTTTTACGGCCTAGTCAAAAATGCAATTGATGACTACGAGCGTAGGCAAGAAACTACAGAAGATGCCAAAATCTACTTTACCGAAGATAACATTGACTTTCCTAAAGACAATAAAATAGTTGTAAGCTTTGGTCTTGTAAAACGCTTACCAGGTTCCTTCTCACAAGGTGGACCTTTCGAAGGAAATGTCGTCAATATGAAACCTGTAGTTCGTGAAGTTCTTGATGATCCAGAAAACCCTGGATATAAAAGGGCCATTCTTGGCTACTGGCATGACAATGAAGTCAGATTTACAATCTGGGCAAGAACCAATAAAGATGCAAATGAGAAAGCCTTGTGGTTTGAAGAAATTATGCAAGAATATAGTTGGTACTTTGGTATACAAGGTGTACCTCGCGTACTCTTTCTCAAAAGAGAAATGGACTCAATAATAGAGATAAACAGTGTCAAATTATATGCCAGACCGCTTCACTACTTTGTGCGCACTGAAACACTAAGAACGGTAAGCGAGAAGACTATAGAAAATATCCTGATCAATGTTAAAGTCCAAAAATAAATTTTAAGGGGGCACTAAAATAAATGGCTTTTGATAACCTACCCGGAACTTTTGATTACAAGATTGATGGCAATCTTGGGCAACTACCTGCTAATACAAACCCGATTGTATTGGTCCTAGGGACTGCCGAACGTGGCGATTCTGACGTTCCAATCGCTATAAACAAGACTTCAGATGCTGCTCGTCTATTTGGTAAGGACGGCACACTAACTCGAGGTGTTTTGGAGGCTGCTCAGGCAGGCGCTCTAAATATCCGAGCTATGCGCATTGGCGCAACCCCTGCAGTTCTCGAAAATGTCGGCACTGGTATCACTATTACCACTGCCTCAAAAGATGACTCTGCTGGCACTGACTACACTCTTTTCTGGGATGACACAGCCAAAAGACTACGTGTCTATCGCGCTGAAGATGGCGAATTAGTCTATGACAATAACCCCTCATATCCCGAAGAAGCAATTGATACTGGTGAGGTCTATGTTTCTGGTACTGCATCAGGAACACCTGGCAATATCGGTACTCTAGTTACCCCAATCACCTTAGCTGCTGCTGATGGTGTTTCTGGCGCTAACTTTATAGATGGTACTGACGGCCTATCACTGTCAAGAATGGAACTCTGGGAGGCCCTATACAAAGCCTACAGACTCCTAGAAGATGCTGATATCGACTTCGTCGTTCCGATGAACGTTTATCTCGATGACAAGAACACTGAAGATATGACTACTGCACAGCTCACTGCATTCAATCTTGGTGCTCCTTGGCCTTTGTATCCAACCGCAGGCTCTGCGTACGATGGGCTCGGTCTTGTGTTCGCACAAGAATACGAAGGTGAATGGCTATTCTGGTGGGATCTAGACCGCGACGGTGTCGCTGAGATATTCCCAAGCGCTGGTTCTGCATCTGCAACAACTGATGCTGACGGAACTGCTCTAACTAGCGCAGATTTCCATGAAGTTAATTTCGCCTACGACCTAGCTCGTTTCTGCTTCGACAAGTCAGAAAACAACGACGAAGTTGTTGGTGTTATAGGTGTACTACCTCCCAACTCATTCTCTCTGGCAGATGTTGCCTCCTGGGTCGGGAAGCTACCGGTACATGCACTAGACAGCGCTGGTGATGATGTAATCACCACCAATGGCACTGGTCTACTTGGCAATAAGTTTATGTTTGGTCGAAAAGGCAATGGTGTTACAGGACTACCTGCTTTCTCGGTCGACGGTGTCGATGGCCGCTTTGATGGTGGCTTCATCGCTCACGAAGAAATTTGGATGGACGGAGGAGCCGAACTGAAGGATGCCAATGATAAATTGGTGGATCTAGGAAAGTATATTTCAGTGGTAGGTATGCAATTAGTGCTCTCAAATACTTTTCAAGATCTTGCGTATGTTACAACCGGGGCTGCGACATACCAGGGCTTTGCTTCTGCCCTTGCTCCAAACTCCGCTCCAACCAACAAAGTACTACCTGGTGTGAGACTACCGTTTAGACTCAGCCTTGCAAAGGTAGATGCTCTGTCTGCTAAATATGTAATGGCACAATTAAAGCCGAAGGGTGTTGTTGTTTCAGACGCTCCTACTGCTGCAAGAACCTCAAGTGACTATACTCGGTATACTACTGTCATGATCGTCAAGGCAACCCTTGATGCAATCAGACTAGTATCTGATCCCTTCCTTGGCGAAGGTTTCACTTCCGGTCAAAAGGCTGCATTGGAAACTGCGGTCGAAGGTGCCTGCGGGAAGTTACTAAAGGCTGGATTACTAAAGCGTTACGACTATAAGATCGTTGCCACTGCACAAGAC